ACTGGGAACGATCACTGGATAAATAATCATACCTAGATTTAGCTGTCATTGTTTTATATGTTTAAGTTTTTAATTCTTAATCCTTTACGGTTAAATGATCCTGTTGTACCACCTCCATAAGTTCCAGCTGGAGTTAATTCATTAAGGGTTCTTACACCTTGAACTTGTTTATTCATTGGTGTACCTTGTGAACCATAAGATGCTGATACTCTAGCACGTTCTGCATTTTGTATAGCTAATTCTTCATTTCGTTTTACTGCTGCTTCAAGTTCTTCATTTTGTTTAGTATACTCACCTAAAGTAGTTTCTAATCCACCAATTTGACCAGTTAAATCTCCAATTTCTGCTTTGAAATCTCCAGCTTGAGTTGCCCAATCAGCTTTAGCAGTACCAAATTCAGATTGTAGTTCACCATAGTCAGACTGTAGTCCACCTATTTGTTCTTGGAAATCAGCTTGTTCTTGAGCAGATTTTATTTGGAAGTCTCCATATTCTGAAGCTAAATTACCATATAGATCTTCTTGTATACCTAATTGACCTTTCAGTTCAGAAATTTGTGAGTCATATACATCAGCTTCTTTAGATAATTCTTGTAGCTGACTATTCCAACTAGCTTCTTGATCTAGTTGTGTTTGTTCAAACGCCTGCTGTTGTTCTATTAAAGCAACTTCATGATCAGTAGTAGCTTGATTTAATAAACCTTCATATTTAGTTACTAATGCATCCTGTTGTTCACCCCACCAATCAGTAAATTCAGCTTGAGTTTGAGCTTCTTTTTGTTTATTCTCTTCGATCTGTTGCAACTTATAGTCTTGCATCTGTTGCTCAAAAGAAGCCATCAAATCTGCTTTCTCTGCTTCGCTAGTAGCTTTGAAATCATCTAGCATAGTTTGATACTGCTCTCTCTGAGCATCAATATCAGCTTGGATTTGAGCCAGCTGTTCAGGTGTAGCACCTGCTATAGCTTGATGAGAAGCAAGTTGACCTTCAGTTGCAGGTGGATTAGCAGCTACATCTAATATAGGATCTATTGCATGTCCTAAGTCAGTTAATGGGTTAGGTTTTGTTTCGATTGGACCTTGTTGTGATGATAAACCTTTTACAGGTTCGGGAGAATCAGATACATCTAACTGGTCAGGAGTAAGATCAACTGGTTCTTCAAGTGCAGCTGCAGCATCTGCAGCAGCTTGTTTTTGATGTTTCCCTACATCTACTAACCAATTTTGTAAATTAGTAATAGCTGCTTGCTGCCATTCATTCTCAATCTTTCTATCAGTATGACTACGGCTTCTCCAAGCAGTACCGTATGGTGAACTATCTATAGGATTATAAGCAACATCACCGTAAGCTTCAGCAGCCCAGTTCTCTAGATCTGCTATCCTTGCTTGCTGCCATTCATTCTCAATCTTTCTATCAGTATGGCTACGATCTCTCCAAGCAGTACCGTAATCTGTATCAACTGTTAGAGGATTCCAAGTACCTAACCCTGAACTAGAAGCATACTGCATTAAATTATCTAACGCAGACTGTTGCCATTCATTTTCAAGCTTTCTATCAGTATGGCTACGATCTCTCCATGGACCTCGGAAGTTATCTATTCTATTGTAAACACTACCTTCGCTTGTCATTTTAATCGTCCTCCAATCTATTTCTCAGCCACTCAATGACTGATCGTTGTCCTG